ATCGGGCTATGATAATTGCTACACAACTTTTGCCAGAGTATGCTAAACTGATGTCGATATTTTGGTTGTTCGATCTTTTTTTCCTACGTGAGCATTATTCTATCATTCTTGCTACAGTTCGTTATTAGTGACAAGAATATGACTTTCCTTTGCTACTTCATGAACATCATTGGATTTTTAGTGAATATTGGCATTATCGTATTTGTCTTGCGATGCGTTTATTTCTACCGTACTGTGAGTATAGAGTCCTTTTTATGGCAACGTTACAAGGCTCATATCTCGTCCCGGTGGACGTTATTCTGGATACGTAGTAGGAGTTATTTAGTGTCACAATTCAATTTTGTCAAAGTTTGTACATCACGTTGGAAGAATAGGAAGATGTTGAAAGCACTGGCTTTAGTTTTGTTAGCATTAGGATCAGTGACAGTGGTTTGGTATGCTACACAACTTTTTAGTCGTGCCCAACCACAGGGTGCATCCATGTCTCAACCAGTTGCAATGGGAAAAAACTTTTGGAACTTTAGCTTTGGCACTTCATCTTTAGCAGCTTCACCAGGAACGCAACCAGATGCCTTTGAAAGAGACATTCATATGAATGTAGTGCGTCTTCGCATTGGTTCTGTCAACATCAAAGCATTTTGTGTCGAAGAGAATTTCTTCATCTGTTCCAAGCATGAATTAAGTAGTGCCTTTGGTTCAGATACGCGTGCAAAGTACGAAGTTGTTTACTCCCCAGAGCGTCGATTTCGATCCGCAATGGGTGTAGTGTGCCAAGAGAATATATCCCACCATCCAACAAAAGACTTAGCGATTATCCAGTTACCCAATTCATCTAGCCTGAAAAAACTGACGCAGTATTTCCTACCTGTTGATGATTTGGATGCCACAACTCGTTTGGGCGAAGGCAAGGTTGTTAGCCTCACTGACCATTTGATGGTCCGCACTTATGCAATGGCTACACGTGCACCAATCAATATCAATTACGCAAGTGGTGCAGTGTTGACCTCCGTCTTTCGATTCAATTCTAGTTTAGATGGTAAAACCTATCAGACAATGAAGGGTGACTGTGGATCCGTGATGTATAGCGCGCATCGAGGGAAGTGTGCGATACTAGGGATACATATCGCAGGATCAGGTACAACAGCAGGTGTCTTACCAGTCAGTGCAGAGGATGTGATGGGTTTACTACAGAACGTCAGGCGCTATAGGAAAATACTAGACGATGATTCCCAACTGATGAGTGATTTGAATGCGCAGGGCAAGAGTATTTTGCCGGGCCATCATAAAAAATGCCCGCTAGCCTACATGGGTGACGATGCCGGTACCGAACCGACTGTGCTTGGGAACCTTGGTTCTCACGTGCAGCGTTCGAACAGAGATACAAATTTCGTCGTCAGTCGATTCGTCACCTGGTGGGCAAACAAGCGAATTTTACACCTATGTCCGCGTAGTATCGATTTCAATGTACCATTGACCATTTTGGGCAAGTTCACGCCACCGTCTTTGACACGCTTCGGTTGGATTCCGAAGTTTAGGTTTTGTGATGTGGCGACTGATGTGAAGGAGTGTTTGGAGACTATTGGCGTGCGAGCTTTGAGCGAGAAGGTGTTTAAGCATTACATGTCTAACCCTGAATTCGTAGATCGCTTGCGCAAGATTCGTCCCCTGACAGAAGATGAAACAGTCAATGGTATTGATGGTGCGAAGTTTATTAAATCGATGAATATGAGAAGCAGCGCAGGATTCCCACACAAGGGCACCAAGAAAGAACTCTTTACGTTACGTTCTAGAGATCCCCACAAGTATGACATTCCAGAAGTGATTCGCGAACGCATTGCTGCTTTGGAAAATAGAGCACGGTGTGGGATTCGCCCAGGGGTTATCTTTACTGCAACGTACAAAGATGAACCAGTTCCATGCGAGAAGACAGACTTACCAGAACATTTGGAGAGAGAGCTGGAGAACCGCGAGACATGTCGTGCAGCTATACGCAATAGCAAGTACGGCAAGATTCGCGTTTTCCAAGCGGTGAATGTGGAGACCACCTTTGTTGTGCGCAAGTACTACTTAGCTTTGGTTTCTTTGATACAGGAATTTGGATTACATACAAGTATCGCAGTCGGAACCAATTGCTTCAGCAAGGAGTGGGCTAAACTTATGGAACATCTTGTTCCAGATGGTTGGAACACACGCTTTATATGCGGCGACTTTAGTAGTTACGACCAGCGTATGGGACAGGAATGGCTGTTAGCCGCCTGGTCCGTATTGCGAGAGTTACTCAAACAAACTGACTATTACGCAGAGTTAGATTCCCAAGAGAAATGCGAATTCGAGACTATGTTGGATGCTTTGGCTAGTGATATTGCCAATCCCACTACGCTCTTTTTCGGAGACATATTGCGGTTACATGGAACCAATGCCTCTGGGCATCCGTTAACTGTCATTATCAATGGAATTGCTAATCTGATGTATATGATTTACGCGTTTGAGTCCGTTTATCCAGATGAAGATTTTTTCGAGAAAGTTCGCATTATGACATATGGTGATGATAACATACTTAATGTTCATGAGTCGTGTTCGCGGTTTACTCAACCCGCCGCTACGCGTGCTTTAGCACATATTAATGTGATGTATACCGCGAGTGATAAGGGTCGCGTGGCTACAGATTACGTCGATAAGCCATCCTTCTTGAAACGCTCTTGGCGCTACACGACTTACGAAATTGATGGTCAAGTTCACACGATCGTTACGTGTCCAATAGAGTTTGCTACAATTCAGAAGATGCTGTCAATGGAAACCAAGAAGTCACCGGACGATTTGAATAATCGCATAGTTCAGGTACTAGGATCGATGCTTTTTGAATTTATTCAATATGGACGCTGTCCTTTCGAACAAGCCGTGAACTTATGCGAACAATTCTGCAAGGAACACAATTTGGAGATGCACAAGCAAGCAGTATTCCCTACTGGGTGGCCTTCGTACGACGAGTACATGAAGGCCTGGGTCACAGGTGGTATTTACACCCCCTTTGACCCTGATCCGATTGAGGTGCTGGAGTGCTGAGGCGCTCCAACCCCTGCGGAGGGGTATATAAATACCTGCGCTCTAGTATTGGATGGAGCGCTGGTTTTGGTTAGCCATGTACGTTTTTTGGGGGTATAGCGTGGAAAAACCCCCTTTACGACCTGAAGAGGTCATTAAATATACTCACTTTTGGAAACAATTGTGTGGCGAGCGGCTATTGTCACAACCAAAATAGCCCCTGATCAAGCAGTTTTACCGCTACATAGAGCTTTGGTTTTTGGATTTTCATCTAGTAGTATTGGGCGTGATCATGAGCAACCACAGGCAATCCCTGAAACGTCTTTTTAGACGAGAGTGGTTTACTCTGAAAATACAATACCGTGCAGAATAGGCATAACTGTGCGGGAAACACTTGCCTACAGACTTTGAAACAAGCACACACATTGAGCAGACTCAACAACAAGCTTTCATTGATGCTACACCATTTCAAGAGGAGGAAACCAAATTCGTTCCTGCACAAACTGATGTTACTGAGAACGGTATGGATTTGTCACATTTTTTCGACCGTCCTTTATTGATAACCTCGTGGGAGTGGGACGATGGTACCACATTTTTCCAACAACTGGCTCCTTGGTTTGAATATTTTTCACATCCAACGATTTGGCCTAAGTTATTGGGTTTTTCCAGGATGACTGCCAATTTGGAGGTTGAATTTCGGATTAATGGTTCACCTTTTCGGTTTTCACAACTTATGGTCTCATACAGACCATTGTCGAGCAACATAAAGAGTGATGGGGTCGTAGATAGATCTCTTAGTGATTTCTCAGGTGGGTATATCCCCGAAGACGGTGTTACCGTCTTAGGCACAGCCTTGACCACAGCATCTTCCACACCTTTTAGCATAGTAGCGAGAAGTCAGAGGAGGGTTGCATATATGGATGTTGCACGCTCCGAGGGTTGTAAGATGGTTTTACCTTTCATATTCCCCTTTGAGTGCTTCCGCGTGAATTCCTTAGCTTCAACCGCTGCCAACTATGCACCTGCGATGAGAACTTTGTTTGGGCAAGAGCTTATGTCGATGGGAACAATCACTTTGGAGTCTTTAGCTACATTGCGGAATTTGCAAACGCCATCCACTGCTGGTGTTACTATAGATGTGTTTGTTAGGGCCGTCAACGTTAAGGCGTGGCTCGCATCTGGGGTGGCCACAGCCGTTCCTCAGGGGGCTGAGCGAAAACCTTCACAAATGGCGTCTTCAGCAGCTTCGGTTGCTTCCACTTTGAAGCGAGTACCAGTTATTGGATCATATGCAACTTTGGCAGAAACTTTGGCTACAGCTGGATCACGAGTATTGGAGTTGTTTGGGTTCACACCCAGACCCGACACATCTCTTCCTTCTTACGTTTCTGGATATTCTTCGACCGTCGAGCCCAGTTTGACTTTTCCAAAGAAGGTACGACCGTTGGGCTTGGATCATAATAATAATGTAGTCATTGATCCTGGTATTTTTGCTGGGGATTCAACTGACCCTCTGGCATTTTCCAACTGGTGTTCCCGATCAGCTCTGATGGCTAGAACATATTTCGACGCTGCTTTGAACGTAGGTGATCCTATTTGTCTTTTGCCAGTATCACCTTTTCATTATCAGAGTGAGCTAGTGACAGACGCCGATCAACCAAACACTCGTAGATTCCAGATGCATCCAACAGCATTGGCAGCCTTGAATTTTCGCAACTGGCGTGGTACTATGTGTGTTCGTTTGCAAGCGATCACTACTCAGTTCCACCGTGGACGACTTCGAGTTGCTTGGGAGCCGGAAGTTGGCTCTTATTCGGGACTGTCACAGGCTTCGTTGTATACTACCTATGAAGGTTATCAGCAGATGATCAACTGGGATTTATCAGCTTCGAAGGCTGTTACGCTGAAAGTTGGATTTGGTGCTAGGAAGGGGCGTTTAGCTGTTCCGCGTTTTGGTTCACCGGCTTTGTCGGACATGACTTTTGTAACCAACACGGAGGCTTCACCCACCAGTATTGCCACTGGGACGTTAGGACTTGATAATTATGAGGACTATTTCAATGGATTCCTTCGAGTTTCAGTTTTGACCAAATTGCAAGCGCCAGACACTACTTATCCTGTTCCTATCATGGTTCATGTATGGTATGAAGATATGGAGTTTTATGACCCATTGGATAACGGACCGAACTTAACTATCACGCACAACACCTCATTTTGGGATACCACTTTTCCCACTGAGTCTGGTACTTTCACCCGTGGTTATGTTGGTACTATATACACTGCCGAAGATACAGTCAATTTGATGAATCGACGGTTGTGCTATGATACCATGTACCCACAAGGTGAGGATAACCAAGAGCATACATTTCAGCCTTCCACTTCAGTCCATGAGTCGGTGTATGAGGGAGAGAAAGTCTTGTCATTACGCTCACTGCTTCAGCGAGACGTGTTTTATGATACAATTCATGTAGAAGTCCCGCGAGCAGAGACCCAAATGTCTGGACAAGGCCTGAAAACGGTGAATGTTCATTCTCCTCCATCAGTTACAACTGTGATACTGCCAGTTTTGCCATACTCTTTTGGCACTTCTTCGCCGTGTCGCAACACTGTGATGACCATTGGAACTCCTTCTCCCGGATATCCGTACACAGGGTCGGGTGGTACGGCTCGGACATTTTACCCTAATATGGCACGCACCAATCTTTTTCCTTTGATTCGTGAGTGTTTTGTGGGTTTTCGTGGTAGTTACAATTGGAAATTTTATCCTATGGTTGAATCTGGTTGCCGCGTGTCAACGATGGCAGCAGCTAGAAGCAACTATTGGCACACATCCAATTCGTTTTGCTACAATTATCCTCGGCCTATTCGCTCTTCTCCGTATACAGATCAGAACATAACTCAGTCTATTTCCGGTCCAACGTTTGCTAATTCTCGCAACATATATGAGCGTTCTTTGCTCTTTGATACGGGAAACACATTGACCCCTGCAAAATTTGCTTTTCGCGATATACAGGTGAATATTCAGCACAAGTTAACCAGTATTCGTAGGTTCTTAAATTTTATTCTTGGAACTTATGCTTCTGGTGCAACTTTGGTTGACACCCGAGAACAGAGAACTTTAGGAATCCGTATTCCTTATTTCTCTCAGACGCGATTTTTGCCTGGATCAACGACTGGGTGGTTTAATGCTAATAGCAACGCGGAATTGGCGCAACAGATTCGTCTTACTTTTATCACTGAAGGCATGGATCAACACGCATCATTAGCACCGGGATATTCCGACGCAGAGGCTGCATATACATCAGTAGCTAGTGCAATTTTATCTTGCACTCCTCCGCGCGCGCATTTTTCCGTTGCTATGATATGTTCAGCAGGTGATGATATATCATTTGGCGATTTTGTCAATGTGCCGGCATTTTATGCCACTTCTGCTGTTATGTTCAATGACACAACTCCAACAAATTCATAGACCGTCAGGGGGCGAGCTGTGAAGACAATTATCACCGTCGTGCAGTAGCCGTTGGTTGATCGCCCCCATTGTGTAGCTCATTAAGGTTGGGGAAACCCGTAACATCCGCTATTTTGCTTTGATGCGACACAAAAGACCCCGCTGGTGGAACCAGCACCGGTGGGGCACGGTCTAGGCGTGTCCTAGAAACTTTACTTTCCTAAAAATTCCAAA